GATGCCCCCGGGTAGTGCAGGAGTTCCATCTTCGTCCAGTAAAGGAGCAGGGTGTCCACGGCCTTGGGATCGCCATACGCCCCCATCTGCAGCATCTGGGTGTTCTCCTGCCACATCTGCGGCCTGTTGTTGGCCAAAGGTGCGGACGTGTCGCAGGAGAACAGGAACCGATCGTCCTGGAGGATGCAGTACCATTCCCCGGTGTTGGGATCCTGCTCGTAGAAGTCGTACCTGTCGAATTCCTCGTACTTGGTATCCCCCCGGTCGTCCGTGGCCACCACCGGCCTTCTCTCGTCCGCGTATGCCACCTTCAGCTGCACGATGCGCTTGAAGAGCTCCGCGTATGCCGCCTCCTTCAGCACCCGTCTGCTTTCCAGCCGGCCGGCGCTCTGGGCTGCGGCGAACTGCTTGGCCACGCCGCTCTGGGCGGTGTCGTCCGTCCGCCCCTGATAGGAGTTGGTGATGCCCAGGATCTGCCGGGCTTCCTCGTAGACCTGGTTCAGGTAGGCCATCTCGTACTGGAGGTTCCCGTTGAACTGATGCAGCTTGATGAGCTGCGCGTCCTGGACGTTGCCCACGTACCAGACGTCGTTGTCCTGGGGATCCATCCGCAGATCCGCCCGGTCCGGCAGGGTGATCCGCGACCCGGCCTTGATCATCCGCTCGATGATCTTGGTTTCGATCCTGGATAGGGTGTTCTGCTGGTCTGCGATCTTGTCCACGTCGCTGTCTCCCAGCAGCTGCCCGAAGATGCTCACGTTTCTCTGCAGGTATACCGGAAAGTTGTCCGGCGTGAAGTACGGCAGCTTCGTGGGGATCACCGACGGAAGGCCCATCTCATCCTGCGTGCGCTGCGCTCCGGGGATCTGCATCCCGGAGGTGGTCCGGATCCCCTCTTCGGTCCAGATCTCCTCCTCCCCGGTGGTTTTCTCTGTGGATTTATCCGAGCCGCATACCGGGCACTTGTCCGTTCCCGCCTTCAGCGGCGTGCCGCAGCTCTTGCAGATCCGGTTCCGCCGGCTCTGGTAGTCCGGCAGATCTTCCAGAACGGTGTCGTTCACCCAGCTGAAACGCCCTACTCCCCCGTCGTCGTTTCTGTAATACGCGATATACTGCGTCACCAGATCCTCCGCGGTACCCGATTCGTCGTCCAGGGTCCGCGCCTGAGGATCCTCCTCCGTCTCCGTCTCGTCCAGCTTCTTGTTGTAGGCCCGCTCGATATAGCTCCTGGTCTGGGGGATCTTCAGCACGATGGCGTCCATATCCTCCACGGAGGTGAATATCCCGTCCTGTGGGATCACCTGCTTCGGGTGCAGGAGCGTCACCTTCACGTCTCCCCGGGTGGATTTGGTCTCGTCCGATTCGTCCCATTCCACCATCCAGAAGACGCCTCCCTGGATGGGTACCAGCCTCTCCGCCAGGTCGTTCAGGGTCTCCATGGGTAGCCGGTCCAGCTCGTTCCGCAGCATATCCTCCAGGATCTTCGCCCGGCCCTCGTCGCTCTGTCTCCGTGCGGTGACCTTCGGCTGGGGGATGGTGGACGATACTTCGCTTTCGATGTTCTCCGCCACGATGTTCCGCACGTGGGCGGCTACCTTTCTCTCCCCGTTGCGGGCCGTATCCCGCTCCGTCAGCGGACGCAGCTCCCGGATCTCGCCCCGATACAGTTTTTCCCGCCGGTCCATTTTTTCGTCCTGGTTGCCCAGGGCGGCTTCGTTCCGGCTGGCCCAGTCCTTCCAGTAATCCAGATCCCTTGTCATCTCTTCGGCTCTCCCCATTTCTGCTTCAGATACTCCCGGGTCTCCTTATCTGCACGCCTGTAATCTTCCCACATGTCCTTCGTCCACTCGGCTTTCCCTTCGGCCTCCGCCGCCTCGATGCTCATCCTCTGCTGCGGCCGGATGTACCAGGCGATTGCCAGCGCCATGACGCAGTCGTCGTGGGCTCCCGGCTCCGCCGCCGGCCGCATCTGTTCGTCCCGCACGAAGGTGAGCATCTCCTCCAGCGTCGCCCTGTTGGATACGCCGTTTATGGCCTCCCGCATGGCCTCCACCAGCCCGGAGATGATCACCGGCCTGGTCACCGCCGTGGTCCGGAACCCAAAGGATTTTTTGAATGCTCCGGTGTACGTGTCCTCCGTCTCCCGGACGTACTGGTGCGGGTACCGCAGCTCCTCCAGCCGCTTCGTCGGGTAGGAGGAGAAGTTCGCCTCGATCCCGATCAAAGCCTCGTTGTATGTCATCCCCAGGCAGTACATCTGCTTGGCGTAGGTGTCCTCGTCGTACCGGTGCCGCAGGACAGCGACCTGGTCCCCGGTCACGTTGTCCAGCACCTGCCCCACGAACCAGTCCGAGCCCTCCCCGGCGGTATCTCCGCCGATAACGTAGGGCCTCCCGCTCTCCGCTTTGCGGAAGATCTGGATGGGCCCGCCCTTCTCTTCGACCCATTTCCATTCCGAGATCCGGCTCCTGGGATCCTCTCCCGTCCCTGGGATCTCCTTGTAATCGAAATAGCCCTCGCTGATGGGCTGCGGCGCCTCCGTCAGCCTGAACATCACCGCCCGGGCGTCGAATACCGTCCGTCCCGTGACCCCCCATTCCCCCAGGCAATACACCTGGTAGTAGTACGGGTCCGTCTCCCGGAAGGCCTCCAGGGTCCTCCGCGCCTCCTCCGGCAGGTACGGATTGTCCTTGTAGGTGCTGCGGTGGGTCTTCGCCCGCTCGTCCTGCGTATCGAAAAACCGGCCTTTCAGCCAGTGCGTCGCGCTGATGGGGTTGAAGCTGAGGATGATCTGTTTATAATTCTCCGTCTCGTCGCGGAGTCGGATGTCCAGCTGATTGAAGTCCCCGGGCTCCAGCTCGGATGCCTCCTCGATCCAGATCCCGGTGATCCGGTAAATGGATTTCAGCTTCTCCACGTCGTCCAGCCCGGCGAACAGGATCTGGCTGCCGTTGGGCAGCTCGATCCGCATGTCCGATTTGTTGACTTTGTATTTGATCGTCGGGTAATGCTCGCTGAGCTGGCCCCGGAGCTGGGCAAAGCAGGAGTCCCGCAGTGTCTTGGCCACCTTCCGGCAGACCAGCCACCGGTGTCCCGGCTCCCCCATGCACCGTTCCAATACCTTCCGTCCGGCGAAGATGGATTTTCCAGAGCCGCCGCCGCCGCACAGCACCAGATACCGGTGCTCGTCGAAGAACAGGGGGAAGAAGGAGGCGTTACTTGTCTTCCGCAGCTCCAGAAGATGCTTTACCGCCGCCTCCGTCTGCATCGGCCAGCACCTCCCTCGCGGCCTCCAGCATCCTGGCCAGGCTCATGGGCTGCTCCGGTGCGGAGATCTCCACCCGCTCCGTCAGGGCTCCGTTCTGTTTTGCCAGCAGCTCCAGGGCTTTCAGCGCTCCCCGGGAATCAAAATTGAAGGTGCCGTCCGGCACGTAATCCTTCTGATCCCGATCCCAGACCACATGCGGCGTGCCCTCCAGGCATTTCTGATAAACGCCCCAGATCTCCAGTCCGATCTGCTCCGGCGTGAGCCCCAGCTGCTTATATAGTTCGCGCACGCATACGCGCCGGTATGCCTGCACCTTATCGTCCTTTAGCATGCGGGATGCCTGGACGTGGGCGGATCGGGGGGCGTATCCCGCCTTGATGGCGGCCTCGGTCCCGTTGTTCCCGTTTTTGAGGTACTCCAGGACAAAGCGCTTCTGTCGGTCGTTCAGTACCCGCTCCAGCTCGGCTTTTTCGTCCATGATTTCCTCCCTCATGGGCATCCGATGCCGGCGGTTTCGTTCCAGTTTTTTTGTTCGTTCCAACTCGGCCATAATGTCCATGATATTCCCTTCTGCCCCCGGCCCCTCCGCTCCGTGGGCTTTCCCTACGGTGTCCCGGCGCCCCTTCAGTTGACATAACGTTACAAAGAAATCGCCCCCGGTGTCAATCGCCGAATTTTGGATGATTAAAGGCAGGGGATCTCTCCCCTGCCTCGTCGTTATCCCTGTCTCCCGTCATTTACTTCTGGCCGTCCAGGTGATCCGGATCCCGTCCTCCCGCTCCAGTATGTCCATCATCTCCTCCGGCGTGATCAGTCCCTCGTCCATGTCCTTGAGATAATCCAGCACCCCGTCCCAGAGCCTCCGGATCCGATCCTTCCCCCAGGCGAATCGATCCCTGAGCACCCGCATGGTCAGCGCCCAGTGCCGTTTGTATGCCTCCTCCACGGCATGATCCACCGCCCGCTCCGTGGCGATCTCCACGGCGGTGGTGATCTGTCGCTCCAGGGCGTTCAGCTCCCGCTCCGTCAGCTTCTCCGCCAGCGCCTCCCTGAGCTCCAGGTTGCTGACGTACGGCCGCTCATGCGGCGCCTGCTTTTTCCTCACCCGGCTCTTTGCCATAGATCTTCCTCCCCAATCTCTGCTGATTGATATCTGGCCACAGGCCTTCTGCCGTGCCAGCATTCCGGCGCGGCCATCTTCATGTGGATGTACAGTCCTCCGTTCCGCAGGTTCTTGATGGCTTCCGCTTCCACCAGCGTCATCCCCGGCGCGAATCCCTCGGCAGCCTCCTCCGCGTTGCGCCTTTCCACCATATCCGCCAGGGCATGGACCGCAGGAATGGTGATCTCCCCGTCCCGGATCTCCGCCGCCGGCTTCAGCAGATTCCGGCTGCAGCTCCATCTCCGCTTTCCGATGTCCTCCGCCTTCCGCTTTTTCCCCTGCTTCACGATGTATTTTGCCAGCCCTTCCAGCCCGGTCTCGTCGATCCTGGGCCTCCGGCTGTTGGCATAACCCTCCGTCCACAGGTCCTCCGCCCTCCCCCGTGATATTCCCGGAGAGAGCATCATGTGGAAGTGCCATTTCCCGCTGATCCTTCCCTGCTCCTTGGTGTACATGTACCGCAGTTCCTGCTTGTATTCCTTCCGCAGAGCGCGGACGTATTTCTTCAGCGCCCCCATGGCCTCCTGTTCCGTAGCGGCCCGCCCGAAGGTGAGATCCATCTCCAGGCTTCCTGGATCCGAGAAGTTCAGCAGGATGAGCCGCCTTGCCTTGGCTTCCGCGTCCCGCTGATTGATGAGCCGCTGGGCCTCCCGTGTGGGCTTGCATTTCTTCCGTCTCTGCCCCGGTGCCTGGAACACAGGATAAACGTCAACTTCCACGTGCCTGCCCAGCCGCCATATCCTCTGCCTGACGAAGTGCCTTCCTGCGTATCTCATCCCGATCTCTCCTGTTCATAAGTTAGGATTGCCTACAAGCCCGGAATCGCGCACGCGCGCGCGATTTATATATAGTATGTGATTGTCTCGGCGTCCTCTTTCCGAAGCCTGTTCCCAGGCCCCGGAAACAATCCGCCGTCCCTCGTCCTCCGTCCCCCGTCCTTCGTCCCCCGTCCTTCGTCCCCCGCAGGGGGATCCAATGGGGGCTGAGCCCCCTTGGCCGGGAGGAGGGGCCCCGGGGAACCTTTCGGAAGGTGCCCCGGGCGATCCTTTGGTAACTTTCCCATCGCGTGGAAAGTTACGCCCCGCGGCGAGCGGCCCCGCCGGCTAGGCGCCCTCGCGGCGAGCGCTCCCCCGTTCAACCCCCCTGCACCCCCATCCGCTCCCGTCCCGATACGCCTCGCTGCAGCTCCCGCAGCAGTACATGCAGTATTTCCGTCCCGGTTCCTTCGGGCACTCCCGGATCAGGGAGTCGTAGTACTGTTTCCCGCACCGCTGGCAGCGGTGGATATGCTTCCCCTGCCCCTGGGCCATGTTGTAGTCAGATCTCATCGGATCAAAACCTTCATGGCTTCCTTGTCATTTTTGGAAAGGATGTTTCCGCTCAATGGCATGACGATCCCCGAAACGAAGAAACCGTCCATCACCGCGAAGTATGGCCGTTTGTTTTCGCCGGTATCATGCCGCAGGAGGATCTGCGTGTCCTCCGTCCATACGGGAGCCAGCAGCGCCACGTCCGCCAGGTATACCTCCCCTTTTCTCTGATCCATAAGGACCAGGTATTCCTTCCCGTTGTTTCTCAGGCTGGTATTCATGACGGTCAGCGTCTGATCCTCGGTGTCATAGTCGGAACTGTTGTAGATTTCCGGGAAGTCCTGCACGCTGATCCTGGCCTTCTCCACCTGCTTCGCGCTGAGTCCGAACACGGCCGGTATATTCTCCGTGCCGATGGTGGGCTTGCCCGTCAGCTTCCAGCATGCGATGCCGTTGGCGATCCATTGCCCGGTGAGCATCCCGTCCTCGTCCGTCTCGTTAAACAGGCGAAATTCACCGGTCGCCACACACGCAGTCTTGATCCTGCTCAGTTTCACGTTTCTGTCTCCTCCTTCGTTTCAGCTCCCGCTTCTCGCACCCCTCCCCCGCCGGGCATCCCCGCCGGATCCCTGTCGTGGTGAAGTACGCGCAGGTTTTGTAGCCGTAGTAGTAATCAAGGTATCTGCATTCCTCGCAGTACCGGTCCACGCAGCCTTTCTGGGGCTCCTTGGGTTTCAGCGATTTCCCGTACTTCCGTAGGTATTCGTCGATGGCCTGCTGCGGGATATTTTTCAAATCGTGGGTCCTCAGCACTCTCCGTAGGGTTGGCCTGATGTTCCCGGCCACCCCCGCCGCCATGAGCCTTCTGCATATGGTGTCCACGTCGGTCCGTTCCGCCTTTGCCGCCAGGATCACCATGACCCCCTTGATCTCCGCCCGCCGATACGTCCGGATCAGTTCCTCGTCAGTCACGCCTTGTCCCTCCGTTTCACCCGATAGCTGCTCCCCCAGCATTTTCTCCCGCATTCACCGCAGGTGATCAGCCCGCTGGCCTTCGGCTCCATCACCATGTTGGTGATCTCCAGCCCCCTGGCGTACTCTCCCGCGCACTTCGCGCACAGCTCGATCGGCTTGTCCATGTCCGTCTACCTCCCATCCCAATCCAAACTTATCTGTCCGTATGGTTCAAAATTCATCCACAGCATTTCGGTGGCTTGCTGTGCCTTCTGATTCCTGACGGATATTTCTTCACGATACCACCCTGCCAGGTCTGACGCATAAAGCGGATTATCACATCCGGATATCAAAACCGGGCCGCTGTGCTGCTTAAGCGCATCCAGCAGTTCTTTATGGTCGTCATCTGTCATTTCGCATTTATACTGCTTCCCGTGTCTGGTGCTGAGAATGTAAGGCGGATCTGCATAGATCAACACGTTTGGGTAGTCAAACCGCTTGATTACTTCAAGGGCCGGGCGGCATTCAATCTGCACTCCCCTCAAACGTTCAGCCGCTGCGCGGATCCGCTCCGGCGTCGTACACCACCCCTTAGCTGCATAGGCTGCTTCTCGGCCCTGGATATCGTTTTTCCAGCCCACTTTGATTTCGTTGGTCCGAAACCCGTGTCCCATCATCATCTTTGTGGTGAATATCACGGCTCTTCTGAAACTATCCGTCTCGGTTTTATAGGCTTCGATTGCATCGTCATAGACCTGCCTGGCATATGGCGTCCAGTAAATTTCATTGGCTAGGCGTTCTGGATCCCGCTTTACCCATTCGAAGAAGTTCACCACGTCTCCGTCCAGGTCATTGATCGTTTCGATTGCACTACGGCTCTTTTGAAATAAAACCGCTCCAGATCCGAAGAAAGGCTCCAGGTAACTGTGATGCTCAGGAAAATGCCCGATGATCCAATCAGCAATGCTCCACTTAGATCCCGGATACTTGATCACTGCCCGCATTTATGCACGTTTCCTTTCGTCCCCGTCCCGCCGCAGCGTCTGGCTTCCCCTGGGGGAAGCTGTCAGCGCAGCTGACTGATGAGGGGGCTCCCGTCTCCCGTCCCCCAATGGGAGCGGATGGTCTCCCACCCGCTCCCCAGTGGGTTTCGTCCCCGGGATCTTCACCGGGGAGCCGCCGGCGCTCGATTTCCGCCGGCGGAGCGTCCTGTACCCCGACGCTTCTCAGGAAGAGAGGTAAGGAGGCTTCCCGGGCTGCTGAACCCCGGTCCGCCATATCGTTAGAGTTTCCTCTGAATTGTTCCGTTCAATGAGATCATGGCCAGTACTCCGTCTCCGCTGTGATCAGCCAAATATTCCTGAACGTCTGATGCCGCCCGTCCCCGCTGCACCAGAAGAATCCCTCCGGCAGCGGCCCCGCTTCTCCGTTGTGGTCCGCGATCAGAATGTCCCGGGCCATGTCGTGGAACGGCTCCTCCGGATTTTTCGGGCTGTACCCCTGCCATTGGTATGGCTGCAGCACTACGCCTTCGATGGTGTCCGGGAATAGGGCGCTGCGCTTCCGTAGGATGATGCACCAGCCTGTCCCCTCCTGCTCTTCCGTCGGGCATCCCCGCGTCTCGCCCCAGATCGTGCGGGAGATATACGCCACGTCTGCCGGATCCGGCTCCCACGGCGTGGGCACTGGCATTCCCTCCAGCCTGCACTCCGCAGCTCTCACTGGCGGACAGGCCAGGATGACGCAGATCACCACCAGGGCTATCACCAGGATCCAGACCATGGCGCGGATGATTCGGTTATGTTTCATTTTGCCACTTCCTTCCGCAGGCTGTCCTTGATGTAGTAGTCCAGGCCAAGCGCTTCACACAGCGCTTCGGCTTCCCGGCCAAATGCGGCCCAGTCGATGTCCGAAGGGTGATAGTTTAGCTTGCCGATTTTGACTTTTGTGAATAGTTTGTGGTGCCTCTCAATACAACTCAATACTGCTTCGGCATCAATCACAGGTTCAAAGCTTACCCATGTTCTGATTCCGGTCAGAAAGGCATTTGTCAAAATGGCAAGCCTTTTGTGCGGTTGGATTGCGCCCGGCTCCGCTCCTTCATCGACCGGCTTTCCAGAAATCGTGATCCCGTACCAGTCCTCGCTGTCCAGCAGGTCGAAGTCCCGGCTTCCGTCCCCCTTCGTGAGTATCTGGACGTGATTTCCGTGTTCCTTCAGCAGCTTGATGATTTCCCGCGTGGCCGTGCTGTCATAGCCCGTCGGGTAGGGGTCGCAGGTGAAGCACAGATGAATAAGTTTCCCGGTGATATGTTCTCGCTCTATCTGCTTTCTCGTTTCCTCTACGATGTTGCTGCGAGGTTCTACAACACTGTGAAACTGCTCTTTATCTCTGTGCAACACGCCCGGAGCGAAACAATAAAAACAGCGGTGAGGGCATCCGGTGTAGATGTTCAAGGCCAGGTCGCCGTATTCCCTTGCTGCTCCTCTTGGCTCATAGATAGGTTTCATCTAACGTGTGATCCTGCGTGTCAGGGGCAACGCGAATCGGGCAGTGCTCCTCCCGTTTGGTGTTGTCGATCAGCTCTCCGGTGATCTTGCAGCAGTATGCGCCGATGTAGTCTTTCCCGTTCTCGTTCCATTCAATGTCAGGCACGTAGACGATCAACGGGCACGTGCAGCACGTTTTGGGAACCTGCATACCTTTGATGTAAACGCCGTCAACGCCCTGCTCAGGTTCCTCGACCTTGATGAGCTTCTCCATCTTTGCCCCGCACATCGGGCAGTAGTGGTACGTGTTCGCCCCCAGGTCGAATCCGCATTCGGAGCACTTATCAAGGATGCTGTCGGGAATATCGCTGGGGATCCATTGCGCTGTTTTGCGTTCTTCCACATTCGCAGGCTCGATGCAGGTGGCGATGTACTCCTGGCAGGTTTTCCAGCCGGCCTCAAAGGCCTCGTCGATGTTCCTGAATTCCACCCGCTGACCCTTCGGCAGCACGGGGATCGTTGTTGCTTCTTCCAGCGGGATATACTCTTTCATCGTTATTGCTCCTTTCTGAATATCAGCCAGGCGATCAGGCCCAGCGCAATTAAAATGTGATCCAGGCAGAGGATGATCAGGATCGCCCGGAGCATGAGGTAGGTACTCATCGCGTGTCCTCCTTCGGCGGCTCCCACACATTTGGTGCAGTTCTTCCGTTTCCTCACACATGGCTCCGCAAGGGCATTCCATGATTTCGACTTTTTCTTTTTCGGTGATATCGTCCGGGAATACTACTCCGAACGAAAAACCGCAGGCCGGGCATTTCAGATACATCATTCTTCCTCCTTCGGCTTTCCTTTCTGCGTAAGGTTGTTGTGAAATCTCTTCCAGAGTTCTACATTCACATATTCCTCATCTGCGATGTCTTTATAAGATTCAAGCATTACCTTCACCGTCCATTTTTGCCCCGCATTCTGGGCAGAAGTGCCATCGGGGTTTTATGGCATATTCTCCCTTGTGACATTCGCTACAAGCAAAGTAATCTTCCCATTCGGAATGTGTTTTTTCGTCATACCTATCCCAGTCAAGCGGGGAAGTGTCCCAAGGCAACGGCTGGAGCTTTGATTCGACTATCCACCGCCCATGCCGCACTTCTTCCACATCGGCGGCGGGGATGGCACGGAGACGATCTAGCGTTCCAGATACCTCCCAGCTGTTGTCAAAGGCTTTCTCAAACATCTCGATCGCCGTCCCGCTCGATGTACACTTTAGCCATCGTTTGCCTCCCTCTCTATATAGTCTTTGCAATACACCGGAGCTTTGGATAGTGGTTGTGGGTTAAACACTTTGCACTCATAGAACCCGTTTGACATCACATATTGCAGTTTGTCACAGTGCAGACATTTTGGTTCTTCGGGCTGTGAGCGTGCTTTGCGGTGAATTATGGCATAAACCACCAGGGCAGAAGCAATCGCAATGGCCCCGGCAACAGCCGAACACAGAATCCATGTCAAAATCATTATTCCACCTCCTGTCTCAGCCACAGCTCCCAGCATGGGGTGCAGTCTGTTTTTTCGCAATCCGCGCAGATATCGTCGCTTACTGGGCCCAGATACCCGTCCGCAACGTCCGACAAGAGCAATGCCAGGGCGTCGTAATCCATTCCCCTGACCCAGTCTGCTCTGTCCTTCGGCATAGGTTTCATCCCCCCGTGGTGACGTGAGGATCCTGGATCCCGATCCCCGCCTTCATGCAGGCCTCTCCATACTGCTGACGATACCAGGCGATGTCCCCGTCCTGGTTCTTCACCAGCTCGATCAGCTGCCCCTTCGTCATCTTCTTCAGGGCCTCTTCCGGGTGGGCTCCCGGCACGGGTGCCTCAGCGGGCGCCGCCGTCTCTCCCTTGGCCTCCCGGATCATCTTCTCCAGCATCCGCAGCGGCCTGGGCCGCAGCTCCACCGGCGACACCTTCCGGATCATGCCCAGCACGTCCGATTTCTTCAGGTATTCTTCATTCATTGTCGTTTCCCTTTCTGGCTGTCTCAATAATCATCTGGAGATCCCACGCGCTCTTCAGCATTGTGCACAGGGTCTCCTCGGCGATTCCGTTCTTTTTGGCCAGCTCGATCCCCTTTGTGGCCCAGATGGCGATACTGGTGATTTCCGTTTCCTTTTTCGGCTCCCAGCATACGCAGTGCATGCCAGGCTCCCTTGACTCTTCCACGATCCTGCACATGAGCTTCCCCGGATAAGGCGAATAGGAATGGGCGCAGTCCGTGCAGGTCTCGCCCGCCGGTTGGATCCGCATCACTTTCTGGAGTTTCTCCCGCTCGTCCCAAATCGTTTTTGCCGCTTCCATCAGCAGGTCCGCCAGCTCGTCCCCTTTTTCAGGGCTCATCTCAAAGGTTTCCAGGTTCCCGGCCAGGACTACCGCCCAGTTCCGCAGCCTCCGAATGGTGCCATCCGTCATTTTCATTCCCCTTCTCCATCCTTTCCCTGTCTTCGCACAGTCTCCCGAAATACGTGGCCAGATCGTTGTCCGACATGCTCCGGATCTTCTCGCAGCATTCGTGGATCCAGTCCTTCGCGGTGACGGGCCGGTCATCCCGGGCCTGCCAGGCCTGTATTGCCTTGATGGCTTCCCGTTTCTGTTCCTCCGGCGTCTTCGGCATCGGCATCCAATGGGTGACTCTCATATTTTTTGCTGCCCATCTATACTGAGTCCATGCATCTTTCCGTTCCGAATAGTACCCTTCGGCGGCGCCGCCTTCTAACGAAAAGATAATGGCGTTCCCTCCTGCAGGTTTGCCCTCTTCCACGGGCACCCACCGGTTCTCGTCCGCCCGCTCCGCGCAGGCCAGCGTTTCGTGCCAGAGGCAGGCGTACATCCGTTCCAGGTGTTCGATATACTTGGCCGCCCATCCCGCCGTTTCTTTGATCCTGTCCATCAGCGCTTTCGTGACGGGCAGGATCCCCTCCTCCAGCCCGATTTCTTTCAGGGTTTCGATAGCATGCAGCGCTTCAAGTAACGCCTCAGATTCGTTCATTTTCATCCCCGCGCCATCCCCGCTTTCCGGAACGCGATCCACGCCCCGGCCTCGCACAGCAGCGCCAGGATGAACCCCCGGCCCAGGTGGATCGTGCCGCATTCCATGCTGCCTGCCAGCCCAAAACCCAAAAGCAGCAGGATCCCGCCGATTATGGCTGCGATCTGCCGCTTTGTTCTCGTCTTCAAATCATTTACCTCCCTTTGGTTTCTTGGGCAGAACTGCCCACCATTCCACCCGAACTCGGATGCCGTCCATGTTCGCCCAGTATTCCGCCCGGTAGCTGGGATCTCCCGGATCGGATTCGATCACCCATTGCCCCAGGGCGTATTCCCCGTCGGAGAGGATCAGCACCGGATCGCTCTCCTGCACCGCCAGGTCCGGCTCCAGCGTCTTCCTGGGTTTCAGCTTCGGCCTCTCCGTCCCCGGCCTCCACGTCATATCATCAGCCATTCCGGCAGATCCTCTTCTTCCGTGATCCGGAACCCCTCGTCCCTCTGGCTTCCCCTGGTGGAAGCTGTCAGCGCAGCTGACTGATGAGGGGTCCTTCGTCCCGCGTCCAGCGTCTCCCGTCCCCCGCAGGGGGATCCAATGGGGGCGGAGCCCCCGGAGGGCTCCTCCGGAAGGTAATTCCTTCCGAACACCGCCCGGAACTCCTCGATGCTCCACCCCATCCTCTCCATGGCCAGCCTCTGGCCGAACTCATGGACAGCCTGGGCGACGGTCCCGTTCCGGTGCACCGCGTCCTTCCCGTTCTCGTGGCATCTGTCATGGCACAGGGGGATGACCAGGGCGTACCGCTCGGAGAGCTTCCGGTTCGCCCCGCCGAAGATGTGGTGGGCGTCCAGCGGATCCCCCACGCCGTTCCGGCCGCAGAGGAAGCACGCCTTAGGCAGATCTTTCGCTGTGATCATCTTCCTGGTCTCCCTTCAGAATTATCTTCACGCTGCCGGGGATGATCTCCATCCCCTCCTGTTTCGCCAGGAGCTCCAGCCAGAGCTCCCCGAATCGCCGCAGGTTGGGCGTCCCGTGGAATTCCACGTTCATGCCTCTTCCTCCCCTGAAAGTGGAGGGGGGCAGCACAGCTGCTCCTCTGCCTCCCCTGAAAGGAGAGGGGGACCGCTCGCGGTGGAGAGGATTCCCCACGTCCCCCAGTCCTTCACCGTGCAGAGCAGCTTCCCCATCTCTTCTTGTCTGAGCCCCAGTGTCGCGGAGATCACCACCATGTCCTCATGGGTCAGGCCGTTCATGTTGGTGAGCTTCCGATAGAGGAGGTTTTCGTGCATCCCGCATTTCCTGGCCAGCTCCCGGATGGTCATCCCCCGGCTGTGCACCAGGGTCTTCAGCTCGGTGTAGTCGAACTTCATCCCGAATCGCTTCTTATTCATGGCTCAGTCCTCCTTCTCGTCCTTCTCCCCCCGGGTCTCCCCCTGGAGGATATCCAGCGCCATCTCGGCGCCCCTGGCCTGGTCCAAAAACTTTCCTTGCAGTTCCGCCGGCAGTGCTGAGATCCGCCTGACCAGCTCCTTCTCCTTGTCGCTCATGTGCTCACTTCCTTTCCCGCAAGGCGCTCCATCAGGTCTCCCGGAGCCCCGATCCCGTTTTCCCAGTTGGATATGGTTGCCCTGCATACCCCCAACATCTCCGCCAGTTTGGCCTGGCTGTAACCGTGGTCCCGTCTCCAATGCCGAAGGGGTGTCCAATGCCTTGCCCGGTTCTCCGCTCTGTACTGCTTCTGGTGCTCGGCGATGGCCTCCCGGTTCTCCGCGTAGTACTGCTTCTGGTACTCGGCGATGGCCTCCCGGTTCTCCGCGTAGTACTGCTTCTTGTACTCGGCGATGGCCTCCCGGTTCTCCGCGTAGTACTGCTTCTTGTACTCGGCGATGGCCTCCCGGTTCTCCGCTCTGTACTGCTTCTGGTACTCGGCGATGGCCTCCCGGTT